GCCCGGCGCTGGCGTTCTCCCGCAGCACGGCGCTGGCGTTCTCCCCCAGCTCGGCGCTGGCGTTCCCCCGCAGCACGGCGCTGGCGTTCTCCCCCAGCTCGGCGATAGTGATACCGACGGCCTTCGTGTCACGGATGACGATGCGCGTATATTCAGGGAACGACTTTGGCAGCGCGTCCCACTCGGCCTGCGTAGTTACGATGATCTCTTTCATTCTCTTGCTCCTTTGGGTCTCCAGGTGGAAGCGGGTCAGGCTTGCTTCCGTGCTACTAGATGAGTGAGGTACTGAGACGGTCTATTACCAAGATCGTCTCTTCGCGGGAAAACACGAGCCGCGTTGTGTTGATATCACCATTCAGATCAAGTGCGATCTGATCGCCATAGTGGGTTCGCGCGCTCATGTCAATCCGAGCTTCCCGTTGAGTGGGTTCCTTGCCTAGCGTGTAAATCGTCATACCGCCCTCCATGTTTCTCTCCCGTGTCGCTGTCGGTCACCCAGTCGCTAGTGGAAGATCACTGAAAGCAGTATCGCATACGGCGTATGCGTTGTCAACCCCCTTGACAAATATATTTTATGCGGATAGTATGCGGTTATGGTGAGACGAGGGATTCTCTTCACTGATGACGATGAGAAGGTGCTGGCCAGCCTGAAGAAGCGGCTTCGCCTGTCACAAGGCCCAGTGAATATCACGATGATCATCCGGTTAGCGATACGGAAATATCATGCCGATCTTGACCCTAAACCCGCAGAGGCGCGACGTGACTGAGCTGCTCAAGCTCGGCATGGTGCCCTGCGCTACAAATCGGGGGGTGTGGGTGTGCCCGGAGTCAAGCGCAAAACGGACATAGGTCGGTTTCCTGTATCGGATTGCCACGCGGAGTACGACGTGTGCGATGAATCTCTTTGGTTCCATTGCAGTGCGGGCACGCCTTTGGTTCGGGCCAGTCAATCGGCCTCCAATGCGTCACAGTTGCTCTGCTTTCCCACTCCGCACCATCCCACAGCCGCGACGTAGGCCAGCTGTTCTCTTTACGAATGACGAGGTATCCACCGTAAGCAGTCGGCCTCTCTTGGGGAAATTCGCGCCACCGGAACCTATCGTCCACTTCGGGCATAAGATCCTCCAAATTCTTGCGGAGCGTTAGCGTTGTGGCTCTCACCACTTTCGTTTCCAACGTTGAGCACAACTGCGGAACGCGGGTCACGATGTGGCCTCCTCATTTTGTAGGCTGCGCACAAAATCAAGGAACTCAGCCCGCTTCCGTCTAGCATCCAACTCGTGTTCGCGCAGAGCAGTAGCGGATTGCACCATGTCCTCCGCGAGCATCTCTATCTTGCGGCGTTCCTTGTCGGTCATCGCTGCGCCAAAAGTCGGAAGGTGCTGATCGTGGAACGGCTCATGGCTGGAATCCTTCGCTGGGTTACCTACCGGCCCTCGCTACCACGCGAGAGGCACCGCTTACCCTTGGAACGGCGCGGCGGAGCTTATGCGTTTTCAGCCGCTTCCCATTTGCCCGTGTGGCTTGTACGGGTCGTGGGGCCTGTAGTTTCGCGGAAGCGGACTGCCCCACATTTGCATTCCTCGCGTATGGCGACTCCGCCGTGCGCGGCCTGCGAGTGGTATGCGTATGGATCGCAGCAGTGTGTCCAGCCGAAAGTTTCGCTCTTATTTACCGTATGCTTGTGCATTTTGTAGCTCCTATGGTGCATCGGTTATGCACTAAGAGGATAGTACAGCAAGCGGCTTGCTGATGTCAATAGGGTAGAGAGATTTATTTTGCAGCTTTGCCCTGCGTCTGCATCTTGCACATCACACACCCGCATCCGAGCGCATGTGCCGTCCTAACGCTTGCCTTGTATCCCTCAACGGCAACAGCATCCGTCTTCCCAGGCCATCGCTTCGCCCGGACACGCGCTAACGTCTCAGCTGCAGCATCTCTCTTAGCCTGAGACTTAGACTCTCCCCCACGCTTCCCGATCTCCCGCAGATACTCTCTGATCTCCATACGGCTTACTGTATCACGAAACGGCTTGGACTGGAGTTGACTAATTCTGTCAAGTTATGGCTATAATGCCTTGAGGGTTTCCGAAGTGCCAGCACAGATCGAGTACACCGAAGCAATCGCCGATACGATCTGCGACAGGCTGATCGAAGGCGAGTCGCTGAGAAAGATATGTCGCGACGAAGCAATTCCCTCAAGATCAACAATCCTTAGATGGTTAGATTCTCTTCCAGAGTTTGAAGCCAAGTATGCGCGCGCGAGAGCTTATCAAGCGGACACAATGGATGATCTGATTCTAGAATGCGCCGAAACTGTTGATAACGATAACTTTCAGGCGATCAAAGTTAAGATGGCTGCTTACACATGGCGAGCTGCGAAGCTGGCCCCCAAGAAGTACGGCGAGAAGGTGCAGCAGGAGGTCACCGGCGCGAATGGCGGGCCACTCCAGGCTGCGGTTACGGTAACGTTTGTCAAGCCTAATGGCCCTAGCTGAGTTCCCTGATAAATTCGCTCCGCTGTTCGAGGCTCATCCCTATAAAGTGCTTTACGGCGGTCGGGATGGCTGCAAGAGCTGGGCGATTGCTCGTGCTCTGCTCATCATTGGGGCTGATCCTGGCATCCTATGGCCCGGACGGACTGATGGCCCACGCATCTTGTGTGGCCGCGAGACGATGGATTCGATTCGCGAGTCCGTCCACCAACTTCTTAGCGATCAGATCGGCAACCTGGGGCTGCATGATTTCTATTCCGTGCTGCAATCGGAGATTCGTGGGAAGAATGGCACTGAGTTCGTATTCGCCGGCCTTCGTAAGCAATCGGTGTCCTCGATCAAGTCCTATGAGGCCATCGACATCTTCTGGGGTGAGGAAGCCAGCACTGTCAGCCGGCGGAGTTTGACGATCTTACTTCCCACAATCCGCAAGCCTGGCTCAGAGATTTGGTGGTCCATGAATCCCGATCTTGAGACCGATGCCGTCTATCAGGACTTCGTGCTCGACCCTCCACCCGGCGCTTTCGTCTGCCGCACATCCTACCTGGACAACAATTGGCTGAGTCCTGAGTCTCGCCAGAAGATCGAGACGCTGCGCCAGCGGGACTTCGATACCTTCCACCATGTCTATGAGGGTGCGACCCGTTCCACGGTTGAAGGCGCTATTTACAAGGCCGAGATTCAAGCTGCGGAGCGAGAGGGGCGCATTCGGACCGTCCCCTGCAATGGAATGCAGCCTGTGGACACGTTCTGGGACTTGGGCTATGCCGACCGCGTGAGTATCTGGGCGGCGCAGCGTGATCCATTTGAGATCAAGATTCTGCGCTATTTCGAGGGAGATCATCAGGCCATCGACTACTATCTGCGCGAGATGCAGACGTGGGGGTATGTGTTTGGGACGTGCTATCTGCCTTGGGATGGGGGAACGATCAGCTTGGGGACAGGCAAGTCCATCGAAGAGATCATGCGGACCAAGGGCTTCAAGACGCGGGTACTCAGGCAGATGGCTAAGGCGGATCAGATCAACGCTGTACGCACGATCTTCCCGCAGATGTATTTCGATGCCAAGCTGTGTGCGGATGGGTTACAGTATCTGAGACGTTACCAGTGGGGGCCAACCACTCAGTTGGGCGTGGCGCGACGGGAACCTTTGCATGACGACGCTTCACATCCCGCAGATGCACTTGCTACTATGGCCGTAGGGATCAAGGAACCTGAGCGCAAGAAAGAGCTACCGCCAAGGCGGACAGTTCAGAGAGGGACGGGTTGGTCATGAATCGCAGGAACTTCCTACAATTGTTTGCATCGGCGAGCGCCGCCGCAGGTTTGGGGCTAACGGTTCCCGCCTTGGCTGCACCTATCGCTACCGGTCCACGCTGTAGCGTGCGATATGTGGAAGCATTCGATGTGCTACACGCCCACATGACTTATCGCCTCGACTTCGGACGCGGTGTTACTCTTCAGGTTCCCAAGCAGATTGAGCGCGGCATGGTCTATCACGATGTCGGTGAGGGGCAGTTGCTTGAAGTCTGCGCTTTGATGCGCAAAGAGGTTCCTGATATTCCCGAGCGATCAGTGTTAGCCTCAATCATCGCCGATATGAGGGATAACCAGATTTTTGGCGTGACTTGGAGTGTCGCATGAAATTGACCGCATCCGCGCGCAAGAAGATTCCCGCCAGCAAGTTCGCCGGGCCCGGTCGCTCCTTCCCTATCGAAGATAAGAACCATGCACGGGCCGCACTGAGCATGGTGGGCCGTTCTGAGGCGAAGGGCAATGTTTCGGCATCGGCGGCTGCCAAGATTCGCCACAGGGCAAAGGAGATGTTGGGATGAACGCTCACGAGGTCATGGATGTAAACATGCGCTCCGGCATGAAGAAGTCAAAGCCAGAGATGAAGTCGATGGAGTACGAGCGCAGCGCGAACGGTGGGCACATCTTCACCCATCGAATGAGTCAGGATGGCGGAGGCTATCACGAGTCAGAGGTGCATACATTCGGCGCGGACGAGGGTGACAAGGTTATGGCGCACTTTGCTCAGAGTGCAGGTTTGCCGATGGGCGACAAGGACTCGGCGGCGGGAGCGGCCACCTAATGACTTCACTAGAAGAAATGCAGGCATTCGTGAAGCAAGTCGTCATTCGTATCATCGACAAAAAGACTGGTCGATGGTTCGACTACCGAGACGGCAAAGAGATCGGACGGTCTATCTGATGCTGATTATTCGCAAGTGTCCAACATGCGGTAAAGTGACGGCTGGGGGTTGCCATTGTAAGGGGAAGCGATGCAACTAGACGAGCAACGCCGTGTCGAGAACTTCTGCATCGTCTGTCCACTCAAGGACATTGAGGATGTAGACATACTCGCGTTGATGGGGTCGCTGATTCAGGATCACGATCATCTACGGGAGAAGCTGTTGACCGAACCTGACCCTTTGAAGCGCAGGGAGAAGCTGGATGCGATGCGGCCTCACCTATCGTTTCGCGCCGATACTGCGGACGCTTATGAGATGGCTGAGTTGGCGCGTAAGCATGGCGTTCAGCCGATCTATGCGGAGCAGGAAAGGCAGAGTCGTATAATCATGCCGGAATCTAGAATCCATGAGGTGTCCTAATGCTCTTGCTCTTGATCGTGCTGCTGTTCTTCGTTCCGATGGGTGGCGGGTGGTACAACAATGGTCAGTATCGGACTCCGGCTTATGGGCTGGGGTTTTTGATCTTCATTGTGGTGCTGTTTCTGCTGTTGGATGGTAATGGTCTAGCGTTCCCACATCTGGGGTGCCGCTAATGCCTTGGGACAAGGTGATGGGGAAATGGAAGGCTGGCGATCTTCACAGTGGCTCTAAGTCTGGCCCGGAGGTCAAGAGTCAGAAGCAGGCAGTCGCCATCATGCTCAGTGAGAAGAAAGCAGCGGGCGAAGGCAAGAAGGAATACAAGTCCGAGTCTCATAACTACGATCAGGCGCGCCCTAAGCGGCCTGTGATGTCGAGGTATAAGTGAACGAATTAGCATTACGCGGACAGTTCGATCATTGCCGGTTCGTATCGTATTCTTATGGCTGGTGGGATAAGAAGTATTGCGTTCTCCTGCTGTTCAAGCATTTCGGTCTAGGATTTACTCGCTGCAATGGGCAGTACTTTAATGGCTGAGACAATGGAGCAAGTGATCGTGAGATATCGCGCTGGCCAGCCTATATCGGCGGAGGAATTAGAGCTATGCGCCATCTGCGCTGGAATGGTGAGTCAACTGCACCGCGAAGCCCACAAGCAGTGGCACGATAAATTGCAACGCTCCCTTGATGAGAACAGGAAGAGTTGGTAGTGGCCGATAGCCAACCAGTCCGCAAGCAAGATGCTGGCGAGTCCGCAGACGAAGAACTCCTGCGCGAGATACGCGAGGACTACACCTACTATCGAGACTTCTGGCGCGACAACCATAACGAGATGAAGACCGATCTCCGGTTCATCTCAGGCGATCCGTGGGAGCCGGATGACCGGCGCAATCGGGAAGACAACAATCGTCCTGTACTATGCCCCGACGAACTGAGTCAGTACCAGAACGCCACAATCAACAATCTCAGGCAGAACAAGCGGGCGATCCAGGTCAACCCCAAAGGCTCAGGCGCGACCGACAAGGATGCGGAGCGGCGCTCGGCGATCATCAAAGGCATCGAATACAAGTCGAATGCTCAGGGTGCCTACACGAATGCGTTTGAGAACCAGATCAATTGCGGCATGGGCTTCTTCCGCATCACGACGAAGGTGGTCGATAAGAAGAGTGGCGATCAGGAGCCGCGCATCAAGGACATTGAAAACCCCCTCTCAGTCCTGCTCGATCCCAATGCGAAGGAGCCGGACTTCTCCGACATGAAGCGATGCTTCGTGATGGACATTCTACGGAAAAGAGACTTTGGCAAGCAGTATCCGAAAGCGAAGATGAGCAGCTTTGCGGCGGACGATATGAGTACCGCGCCCGATTGGTTCCAGGGCGAGAACATTCTGGTAGCCGAATATTGGCGAATCGACGGATATGATCCTGAGACCGGCGAGGGCGGAAAGGTCACGCAGTATGTGACGAATGGGGTTGAGATTCTCAGCCGAACGCCTTGGATCGGGTCATGGATACCGATCATTTCTGCGATGGGGAAGAAGGTCTACGTCCCGCACGGCTCGGAGATGAAGCGGTACTACTACTCGCAGATTCGCTTGGCGCGTGGGCCTCAGATGATGCTTGCTTACGGAGCCTCGCATGAGGCTGAGGTTGTGGGGATGCTTCCGCGCGTCCCGATGATGGGCTATGTGGGGCAGTTTGAGACGGACAAAGAGGCCTGGGATTCTCTCAACACAATTCCGAGGGCTTATATTCAAGTTGACCCAGTGGTGGACGAAGGGGGTGGTGGAGTTTTGCCTCTCCCCACCCGCGCTCAGTTCGGGCCTGACATTGCCGGATATGAAGCCTTCAATGAACGCTGGCGCAGAGCGATCCAGGCGGCGATGGGGATTACGCCTCTGCCCACGGCGGCGCAGCGGCAGAATGAGAAATCCGGTATCGCCTTGGAAAAGATTCAGAGCCAGCAGGCGATTGGATCATTCCATTTCACTGACAACTTCGATCGCGCGATTGAGAATTGCGGGCGGCAGTTGGATGAGCTGATTACCTTGGTGATGGATACGGCGCGCGAAGTGACAGGGCGCAAGGCCGACGATACGCATGACGTGATGCATGTAGTTCCCGGTGGAACGCCGCTGCCTCAAGCCGAACCGGGTCAACCGCCGATCACCGGAGATGACATTCTCGATCCCAAGCGCGGGGACTTTGACGTAACGATCTCATCGGGCATGAGCTATCAATCGCAGCGCGAGCAAGCCAGCGATTTCGTCGATACGCTCATTCAAAATCTCGACTCGTTGCCGCTATCCCCGCAGTCAAAGGCAACACTTCTGGCGAGAGCAATCAGCCTGAAGGACATTGGGCCGATTGGGGACGATCTCGCGAAGATCATCGACCCGCAAGGCGATGGGATGCCGGTGCCTCCGCAGGCCCAGCAGATGATCGCGCAACTCCAGCAGCAGCTTCAATTACTCCAGCAGGCCAACGTGCAGTATCAGACGAAGGTGAGCGAGTTGGAGTTTGAGAAGAAGGCTGGGATGGTCAAAGGGCAGAATGACATTATCCTCAAGAAAATGCAGATCGAGGCTGATCTTGCCGTAGCGGAGATCGAGACGAAATCTCAGGTGTTGGGCGAGCGTATAGAATTTGTGCATGATCTCGTGAAGCAACTAATCGGGCAGGCGCACGAAAGTGGGATGGCGGCGCAGAATGCCCAGCAAACACAGGATTTGACGGCACAGCAGGGTCAACAGCAATCAGATTTGCAATCTCAAGCGCAGGAGGCAGACAATGGCGATCAAAGTGATTCCAGCGCCCAAGCCGGTCAAGGCTAGTGGATTTCTGTTGCCGAAGATTTCGATGGCGCGTCCGATGTCCGCCAGTTCATCTGCCCGTTCGAGCGCTTCGGGCTATGGGATGTTGGGCAAGCTGGCGACACCGAAAAAAGGTGTGATTCCGCAGTTGTGATATAAGGTATGGGTATGAGTGAGACGGCAGTATTGGAATCGTCACCCACCGAAGTTCCCGCGATGGAAGTAGATCGCGGCCCTCTGGTGAACTTGAATCCAGAGCAGCGTCAGCAGTACCGCAAGACAGGCGAATTGCCGAAAGAGGCCCCGGCACCCTCATCCGAGCCCAACGTGGCGAAACCAGCAGCCGAATCGGAACCGGCAAAGCAGCAGGAGAAACCGAAGGCAGCTCCCAAGTCTGAGACCGCTGAAGAGCGGATCGCCAAACTTGAGGCCACCATTGAGAAGATACGGAAGACTCAGGGCAAAGTCACTAAGCCGGAAGCGGAATCGGCACCCGCGCCCAATCCCGTAGCGCAGGCCAAGCGTCCCACCCCAGAAGACACGAAGGCAGATGGTACTCCGAAATTTGCGACTCCCGCAGATTATGAAGATGCCCTACTCGACTGGAAGTTGGAGCAACGCGACGCGGCAAAGGCCGCAACAGCGCAGCAAGAGGCCCATAGCAAACTTCTCAATGAGAAACTGGAAGACGCCCGCACTCGGTATACGAATCTGGATGAGGTGATCCAGCCTGCCGCCAATGTGATTTACCAAGACCCGAAAATCTCGCCGGTAATCAAGCAGATGATTGGGGACTCGGATTTGATTGTCGATCTTGTCTTTACCATCGGAAACGATCAGGCTGAATTAGCCAAGTTCGTGAAGATGGCGCAAGACGATCCCGGCAAAGCTATCCGGTATATCGCATTGACGGAAAGCCTGATCGCGCAAGAACTGGAGGCCCGCAATGCTCCAGCGCCAGAGGAACCTCCTGCTAAATCTCGAACCCAAGCCCCGAAACCGCCCGCAGAGGCCGGAGGTCGCGCAGCGACTCCCCCGGACAGTCTGCAAGCGGCTCTCGAAGGCAGCGGAGGGAAGCTCAACTCAGGATTGAAAGCTGAGTTCCTCCGAAGAGATTTGGCGAAGCTGAGAGGCTAAGCCGGAGGCCGTCATGACGAATAGTTTTCTCGATACCAACTGGGTGTCTCTGCGGATTCTGTGGATTTTGCAGAATGCGCTTGAGGTGGCCAGTGTCTTCAATACGGAGTGGGAGTCGGAGTTCGGAAAAAACTTCCCGGTCGGATCGTCCGTCCAGGTGAAGCTCCCGCAGCGGTGGGTTGTGACGAATGGCCTTGGCTATCAGCCGCAAGGCATCAATCGTCTGGCCACCACCATCAACCTCGATCAGGTGTTCGGCATCCACTTTGAGTGGGATTCCTATGAGCGCTTGGTCAAGATGGAGCGTTCGCAGGAGGAATTGGAAGAGAACTACCTGAAGCCTGCCGCTGTGCAGCTTGCTCAGGAAGTCGATTCCCGCGCTGCTCTGTTCGCCTATCAGAATGCCTCGAATGTCGTGGGGTCTCTGGGGACGGATGCTTCGACCATCAATACCTTCGCGGCGGCTGAACGGAGACTCTACGAGAAGGCTTGCCCGAAGGGGCTCAGGCACCTCGTTCTGAGTCCATCGCTGATGCAGAGTTATGTTCAGGCCAACGTCACCCAGTTCAATCCGGCTCCGGAGATTTCCCGCATGTATCGCACGGGCGTTCTCGGCACTGCGGCTGGATGGGAGTGGTATCGCTCGAACTCGCTCTATAAGCATACGGTCGGAACCGCTGCAACGAGCGGCGTCACCGTCACCGGCGCGAATCAGTCGGGCAACGTCCTCAGCGTGACGGGAACCAGTGGCCAGACATTCAATGTGGGGGACAAGTTCTCCATTGCGAACGTCAACGCCGTCAATCCCAGCACTCGACGGGCTGGGGCAATCGGGGCGCAGAACTTTACCGTTCTGACGGCACTGACTCTCACGGGAGGCACGGACAGCCTGAATATCGCTCCGGCGATCTATGGCCCTGGCTCTCAATATCAGAATGTGGATGCTCTACCGGCCAACGGCGCGGCGTTCACTATCTGGCCCGGAACCACCTCACCGAGCGGCGTCAGCGGCACAGTGTCTCTAGGGCTTTCCAAGTTCGCCTTCGCGATGAGCGGTGGCAAGCTGGAAGTTCCGAAGGCTGTGGAGCGCGCAGAGCAGACCGAAGACCCGGAGACGGGTATGGCGGTTCGCTTCGTCCGTGCATGGGATCAGCGTGAGTCGAAGATGACGAATCGCTTTGACATGTGCCTTGGCTTTGGCAACCTGTATCAGGACAACGGCGTTGTAGCCGTTGCGGGAGCGTAATCATGGCAACTGGCGGACCCAATCAGACTGCAACACCTCTTCCGGTTCAGGACTATACGCCCCAAAAAGGCTACCCTTCCTTTTCCGAAATCATCAACGAGTATTACAACCCCGTAGCTTATACAGCCACGGCTACTACCCTGCTTGCCTCGGACCTGCTTGGTGGGTATATCACGTCCACCAATGCCGCGGCTACCGCTCTGACGCTGCCCACCGCGGCTCTCCTTGTACCCGCAATCCAGGGCGCACAGGGAGCGCTTCCGGGCATCGCTCCGCCAGTTGGAACTGCGGGATCGGGCATCCGATTCTTCATCTCCAACGGGGGGGCTGGAACCATCACGGTAGGAGTCGGAACTGGCGGAACACTGGCGACGGGAAGCACGGCGACGATTGCGGCGGGCCAGATCAAGGAATTTCTCTTGATTGTCACCGGTGTGGCAACGTTGACCGGAAACCCAACCTATACGCTTTATTCGCTGGGAACATCAACGCAGTAATTCCACCGGGGGCGCTTGGACAGGCCCCCAGATTTTCCTTCGGAGGTCAGATGCCGTTTGCAATCGACACAGAAAAGCTGGAAAGCCCCAACATGAAGATTTTGGACATGGGCAATCCGCCGCTGAAATCCATCGCCCATCAGGAATACCCGAAGATGGTCTATCTGCATCCGAAGGACAAGGCGAAGGAGCATCGCACGAAGATCGTCGCCAACGCCGAGGAACTGGAGGAGGCGGAGAGTAAGGGCTGGCGTATGCAGCCGCATATTCCTTCGCGGCCCGCAGAGGATTTGAGCGTGGACTTTGAAGCGGAAGCTCCGGAAGAAGTTCGCCGTGGGCCCGGACGCCCACGCGCCGCAGCCTAACGAACGCCCAACCTAGGAGGTTGTCATGGATGAACAGTTCCAAGAATATCCGAAAATGCTCTACAAGCACCCCTCCGACAAGACGCAGGAGCACCAGACGCTCGTGGTCAACAACCCCGACGAGGAGAATGCAGCGCTCGCGGATTGTCATCGGCTCTATCCCCATGTCCCAGTCGCTCCCGACGCGAATGCCTTCGATGCGGATTGTCAGGAAGCTCCGGGCTCTGGCTCTGAACGCTGGCCGAACGCTGGCTGGACAGAAGCTGGGGATGGGACAGGCTATCCGGGCGACGTTCCGACACAGGCTCAAGCCGATGCGGTAGCAGCGCAGGCGCAGGCAGAGCGAGACGAACGCAAGGCTGAATAATGGCAAGCCCGAACTCCATCACGGTCTCCGCACTCGACATCATCACTGCGGCGATGATGGAGCTTGGGATTCTGTCGGCCAACGAGTCTCCGGCTGCTGCTGAGGCTCAGTGGGGGCTCGTCAAGCTCCAGCGAATCATTGATCGGTACAACGCACGCCGTCCGATGATCTATAGCGTGAACTTCACTATGTTCACGATGCCTGCTGGAAATAACCCTTTCACCATTGGGCCGGGTGCGATGTTCGACGTGAACCAGCGTCCCGTCAGCATCCCGTCCATTGGACTGATCCTGCAAGGAACGCCGGGAGTCGAACTTCCTTTGACCCGCCGGGACAGCGATTGGTGGGCGGCAAACCGGATCAAGAACCTCACCTCGACGCTGCCGACCGACTATTACTATTCCCCGGATTGGCAGGTGCAGAGCAATGGCAGTCAGTGGGGAAATATCTTCTTCTGGCCTGAGCCGACAGCTTCCTATCAGATCAATCTGCAATCGCGGCAAGTGCTGACTGAGTTTCAAGCCATTACGGACGACTTCACGCTGCCGCCAGCTTACTGGGACTTGGTGGTTTATGAATTGGCCCTCAGCCTCACTCCGAGCTATGGACTGACGCCGAATGAGATTCTGTTGGCGGGACGCGCTGCTGCTTTGAAGGCTGTGCGGGGGAACAATATCTCATCGCCCAGACTAGCCAGCGATGCGCCGAGTCAGATCAGCGGACAAGGAAGGCCAGACTTCAATTTCCTCGACGGATTGAGTCGGTAGATGGACTACGGGGGATTCATCGGCGGGGCTTACACCTTGCAGAGCATTGCAGCGGAGTGCCAGCGATGCGTGAATCTCTATCTTCAGCAGGACGAGTCTGGGGTAGGAAAAAATACTGCCATCCTGCTCAGTACACCGGGCTTGACTCGAAGAGTGGACGTGACTGGCACCAACCCGAATAAGGGGGTGCGATGCGTCTATGTGACTTCCAAAGGACGGCTCTTTACCGTCATCGGCTCCAATCTTTATGAGATTAGTTCCACGTGGAACATTCTGGGGACATATGCCCTGCCCGGAGAGACGGGGACAGGTTTAGTCAGCATGACCGACAACGGGTCGGACATGCTGATCCTGACCGGGCCGAATGGCTATTGGTTTCATTTCAGTAACGATGGGGCGATTGCGACCATTGCGATCAATGCGCCGGGCCTGGCATGGCAGGTCGGAGACCAGTTCACAATCACCGGAGGGGGTGCCATTGGCACTATCACTTCGATAGGCGCTGGCGGAGCTGCCACGGGAGTCTCGCTTACAATTCCCTCCACAGGCTATGCCAATACTCTTGGCGTGCCCACCACGGCGTCCCTCCCTTCCGTGGGGACGGGTATGACCCTGAATGTCACCGTCATCCCAGGGGACATGCTGATGCAGATAACGGATGCTGTGTTTCAAGGGGGGACGCAATGCGGATTCCTCGACGGCTACATTCTCTTCAATCAGCCGGGCACACAGCAGTTCTGGATCACGAACCTTTATTCGACGGTCATCAATCCACTAGGTTTTGCCAGCGCGGAAGGCCAGCCGGACATTCTGCTCGGATTATTGGTGGATCACCGGGAAATCTGGCTTTTCTCTTCGACGCACACGGAGGTGTGGTATGACGCTGGCGGCGCAAACTTCCCCTTCGCCTACATTCAGGGAGCCTATATCTCGCACGGCATTGTCAGTCCTTGGACGGCTGTGCGTCTGGATAACACCGTCTTTTGGCTGGGTGCTGACGAGTTCGGAAATGGCATCGTATGGCGCGCAAACGGCTATGCGCCCCTTCGGGTTTCCACCTTTGCGATGGAGCAGGCTTGGCAGCGATACCCCACGATAACTGACGCCTATGGGTGGACGTATCAGCAGGACGGTCATAGCTTCTATGTGCTCAACTTCCCCTCCGGAGATGCGACATGGGTCTATGACGCAGCCACGGGGAAATGGCATGAGCGGGCTTATCTCGGAACTCTTGCGCTGAACGATGGGCAGCTCCATATCGGGCGTCCTAATACCCACGCCTTTGCTTTCGGCCAACATGTAGTGGGGGATTGGCAAACTGGATACCTCTACACAATGAGTCCAACCGTTTATGAAGACGATACCCGCGAGATCGTCAGACTCCGGGCTGCGCCCTACATCAGCGATGAGAAAAAGCGTATCTTTTTCTATGAGTTTGAGCTGGATATGGAGGTCGGAGAAGGCAATCCGAATGCGATTGATCCTGCGACTCCACCAGCCGAGCCGGTGAATCCAGTCATCAATCTGCGATGGTCCGATGACGGTGGATATACTTGGTCGAGCTATCTGCCGGTGAATTTTGGCCCAGCCGGAGCCTATCTGGATCGCGTGATCTGGCGACGGCTGGGGAACTCAAGGATGCGAGTATTTGAAGTTTCGACGGGGCAGAACAATACGAAGTTGACGCTCATCAATGCTTATCTTGAGCTGAGGGGGACAAATAGCTAATGTCTACGCCTATTCCTCAACCGCCGCCAGTCCCTACTCAATCGAAGATGCTCGACGAAAACGGTCTGGCAAGTCGCCCTTGGATTTATTGGTTTACGCAGATAAAAAACATCATCGTCGATTCTCCCGCTTTCACCGGAGTCCCAACGGTTCCCACCGCACCGCCTCTGACTGACAACATCCAAGTTGCATCTACAGCTTATGCGGATGCCGCTGTGTTGGTTGAAACAAACCGCGCTGAGACTGCCGAAGGGATTCTCGCGGCTTCGATTGCTGCGGAAACAGCGCGAGCTGAAACTGCTGAGGCTCTACTTGCACCCAAGGCATCTCCCATCTTTACCGGGATAGTGACAGAGCCAACGCCTGCCGTTCTCACGGCAGCGGTAACGGCCACATCGGCCATCGCGGGGGCCGCAAGCGCGCTCCCTTCAAATCCATTAGGGTATCTGGAGATGAGCATAAACTCGGTCACAGTGAAGGTGCCCTACTATGCGTAACTTCCATCAGCTTACGAGCGGGATCAACGTGACGCCGTTGCTGAACCAACTCTATCGCCATCCTGAGTTGTGGAACCAGCACCGTATTCGCACCGAGCATGATCAAAGTCCCCATAGTCAATGCGACGATATTTTGGTGCGCTTTCAGAGTGGCAAGGGGGTCGAGGTCGTCGATGACCCTGAGTGTATCTGGTATCCGGCATGGGACGTTTTGACAGAGCTGCATTCCATCCTCTTCAATCTTTGCCGGACAGTTTGCGCGGAGCGGATTGGGCGGATTCTGATTTCGCGGTTAGCCCCAGGAAAGGTCATCACTCCCCATGAAGATGGCGGTGCGGTCGCTACTTACTACACTCGGTACCAACTGCCTCTCCAAAGCGAAGCAGGCTGTGTGTTCGATTGCGATAGCGAACGTGTCCAAATGGCATCGGGACAACTGTGGTGGTTCGACAACCGAAAGACCCACTCCGTCACCAATAATTCGCCCACCGACCGGGTAGCCTGCGTAATTGATTTGAGGACGAGATGACAACCTACGCGTTGGAATCACTTTCGACTGTGCGTCCTGAGTTGGAAGAATTACTGCCTCATCATTGGAGAGAGATTGCACGAGACAAAGACAACCCGAAGTTCCAGTTAAAGCCCGATTGGGACAGCTATCTCGCGTTGGAAGCGGCAGGGCAGTTCTTTATGATGGGTTGCCGGGTGGATGGGAGACTGGCCGGATATTTTATTGGGTTCGTTCGCAGGCAGTTGCATTATGTTGACTCGCTCGCGCTGATCGCGGACATTTACTTTATCCTGCCGGAATACCGGACTGGCCGCATTGGAGTCGAGTTATTCAAGGAAACCGAGAAGGCCGCAAAGGCGCGGGGAGTGGATAAAATCTATCTCGGATGCAAGTCGGCTCCGGGTCTGGATCGGACAAAACTCTTTGAACGGCTTGGATATAAGAAGATCGAATACACGTTTGCTAAACTGATCGGGGAATAGCCATGTGGATTGACCTCGAAGATCGCCTGCAAGAGAAACATGAGCGGCTAGGGCAAGACTGCTTCATCGCGGCTGCGGCTATCGGAGTAGGTGGTTTAGTTTCCGGCGTGGGGTCGGTAATTGCGGGGCATGAATCGTCCTCAGCCGCAAACAACGCTGCCGGGATACAGGCGCAGGAATATCAGCAGAACCAGACGAACCAGGCTCCCTTCATTGGGGCTGGTCAGAATGCGCTTCAGACCATCGCGCAGGATCAGACGAACCAAACCGGCTTTGCAACACCCTTCAATCCTCAGACTTATATCGACACTCCCGGCTACCAGTTTCAGCAGCAGCAAGGCGAGAATGCAATCAATTCCAGCGCAGCGGCGACGGGAGGGGTGCTCAATGGCGGCACTCTCAAGGCTCTGGATCAATACACAACGGGACTGGCCAATTCGACCTACAATACGGCTTACAATCAGTATCTCCAGAACGCGAATCAGCAATACAATCAACTCTTCGGCGTGGCACAGTTGGGCGAGCAGGGGGCCGGAACTTTGGGGCAGCAGGGGACGCAATCTGCGGCGAATCAGGGAAGTCTTATCAATGCCGCTGGCCAGGATACGGCGGCGGGAATTGTTGGAGCTGGAACCGCGATCAACTCTTCGATTGGGGCAGGCGTGAATAACAGCAATTCGCAAGCGATTCTCGCTCAACTAGGATCGCAATCTGGCTATGGGCAAGTCTCGCCGGGAGGGGCCACGATCCCTTTCAACTCTAATCCGGGGCAGGTCTCCACGGCCCAGCAGATAGCGAGCCAATTCTGATGCCTGATTTCAACATCCCGACACCGCAGATCACCTCGCCTCTCGCGCTGATGGCGCAGGTTGGAGGGATTCAACAGCAGCAGCAGAATCTCCAGCGAGGGGGAATCGCGCTTACTCAGGAACAGCAGGGCCAGCAGGACGATGCCGATGGGCGTGCAGCGATGGCGGCTGCGACGAAGATTGACCCCACCACGGGCCAATATACGGTTGACCGCCCCACACTTCTCTCCACTCTGGCAAAGTTGAATCCGACACGCGCTGCTCAGACTGCGACGGCACTGACGCAGCAGGACACCGCAGCGCAGACGGCGCAGGCGAACCTCACAGATGCCCAGCAGAAGGCGCAACAGGCCCAGCTTGCTACGGCGAAAGCGCATGTGGACATGAAGGATCAGCTTCTCCAAGGTGCGACAGATGAGCCGAGCTATCAGAACGCGCGGAATCTGGCAATCCAGAATGGCATCAGTCCAAATGAGATGCCGCCGACTTACAATCCTCAGTGGGTGGCGCAGGCCCATGCTCAGACTTTGACTCAACAGAATCAGATTGCGAATGCCCAGAAAGTAGCGGAGCAGGCCGAGAATGTCCGCAAGGATACTGCGACTGAAGCGCAGACGGCGGCGACACAGCAGAATACGCAGGCTTATCGACAGGCGGACCTGGGAGTTCGGCGTCAGCAGGTAGGGATTGCCGGAGGTGAACTGGCATTGAAGCAGCAGCAAACGGGGATGAGTCAGAATGGACAACCCTCTGACCTCGCAGCGGCGATTGCACAAGGCCATGTCGTGCCGGATCGTTTGGGCTATCTGCTATCGCGCAATCCGACATTGATTCAAGGCGTTATGGCTGCTGATCCAACCTTTGACAGCTCTAAGGCTGCGTCCTATGCGAATACCTATAAAGACTTCACCAGTGGGAAGACTTCGGTTGCGCTGAATGCTGGCGGAACGGCTTTGCAGCATCTTCAAGAATTGCAAGGAATGAACACCGCAGAGAGTCATATTCCGGGCACGGCTGATTACAACGCCTACCAGAACAAGGCGGATACTGTTTCGGCTGAACTCGCCCGATTTTATGGGACGGATACAGTTCCGGGAATCGCGGCGATCAAAAGCACACTGACCTCGCAACTTCCGGGGACACGAGATGCAGCCATTTCGACCCAAGCGAAGTCAATGGGGGACAAGTTGGACAGCTACCAGCAGACTTGGCAAAATGCTGCACCTTCAGCCGCTTATCAAGCTCCCATGCCGGGTATCAGTCCGAAAGCCATTGCAGCGCGGGCAGCTCTCGATCCGGACTATAAGCCGGTGGGAACGGCGTCCTCGACGCCTACACCTCAAACGCATCAGTTCTCCGTTTCCGCATGGCAACGCGCTAACCCGAACGGTAATGCGAATGCTGCCAAGGCAGCGGCGACAGCGCAGGGTTATCAGGTGGCTCCCTAATGGCCGTGCAAGCGATTGACCTAAGTGCGGGGCTCGTTCCGACTCCCTCGCAGTCTGGAGCAATTGACATCTCGGCTGGATTGACGCCGAAAGCCGCACCTACAGCCGATACGCGCTCTCTTTGGCAGAAGGCCGAGGACAATTTCAACTCCAACGCGCAAGGAGCACAGCCGGGCGACAACGCGGTCGAAGGATTCGTGAAGAATGTCAGTGCTGGGGGAGCGGATGTAGTTCGCTCCATTGCTCATGCTGTCGCCCATCCTCTCGATACTATCGAAGCTTCTCAGACCGCAGCCTCTCAGGAGATGCGCAAGCCGATTTCCCAGGTCGCTGCGGATACCGGGAACCAGATCAAGACGATGGTCACAAATCCAGGGCGCACCATCGGCCAGTTCGGAGTGGGGGCGCTTATCGGAGAATCTGGCCTTGCGGCTCCAAAGGCCATCGCCGCAGTGCCTGACGCTGTGCAGAGCGCTGTAGACGCTATTCCCAGTCGAGCTAACGCAGCCTCGGTCTTCAATGATCTCAATACCAAGCTAGCAACCCAACCTGTTCCGCTGAGTGATACAGTTGCGCCCCTCCAGCGGGCAACCGAGATTGGTGTGCGGGGTGGGTCGTTGCCGAAACCGATCTCCGATCTTTTGACGCGCTCTCAGTCCCCAGTGCCGATGACCTTCCCTGAAGCGCGAGACTATCAGATGAGCCTTACCGATCTCTCGCGAGAGCAGCAAGCATCGCTCACGCCTCGTATGAAGGCTCAGGTTGCTCAGGTCAATCAGGGGCTTTTCAACGATATTCATGCTGCGGCTGAATCAGCGCAGCCCGGACTTGGCTCGGATTTTGCGAATGCCATGAAAGAATATCGACAGGCTTCGCAGGTCAAGAATGCGATTGATGCTGCAAAAAAGATTGCGCTTCCTGTCGCGGCAACCGCGATAGCTGGAGGAGGCGGCGCATTGGCTCTTCGCTATCTTTCGGAGATTGGCAAATGATGAAACGCATACTTTTGACCCTGATGCTCGTCCTCTCCTTCTCGGCGCTGGCGCAGCGTCCCGCGCTTGTCTCGCCGGTGATTCGATTCTCTGACTCGAATGGAAAACCATTGGCGGGGGGCTTCCTTTACAGCTATGCTGCCGGGACGACAACCCCGCTCCAAACCTATGTAGATTCGACGACTGGCGCGCTCAACACGAATCCCGTGGTGCTCGATTCAACGGGCAGCGCGACCGTCTTCCTTGGCGCGAACGTTTACAAGCTCGTCCTCCAGAACTCCTCTCATGTCCAGCAATGGAGTGCCGACAACATCGCGCAGGGCATGTTTCAGTCTTCCTATGTGCAAAGCGTTTTCGGACGCACTGGAGTAGTGACGGCGCAGACGGGTGACTATAGCTGCTCGATGATTACTGGGGCCATCTGTTCTATTCCGAATCTCTACAATCAGACGGTTCAAGTTTCAGGTACTTCGGCGACTCAAAGACCTATTCTGAATTTCCTCCCCGGCGTCATTGGGTCGATCTTCACGTTCAGCGCATCGGGCGGCACGAGCTATTCCACCGCGCCTACCGTGACCTTCACGGGAGGGGGATGCACCTCTGAGCCTACGGGAGGGGTTTCTGTTTCAGGGGGTGCCGTCACCAATCCGGTCATTACATTTGCCGGGTCTGGATGCACCACCCCTCCAACTCCAGGCTTCTCAGGTGGTGGAGGGGTGGGAGCCACTGGTTCGACGACTCTCACTCCGACCGGCATCACCTGTGTGGATGATCCCAGCCATACCTCGACGGACTGCACTTTTGCATTTGGAACTGGCAGCGGCGGCGGAGGGGGAAGCTGCACGCTTACCGATGAGACTGCGAGCCGCTCCATCGGGGGAATTTACCAGAACACCACGACCGGCATTATGTATGTCAGTGGGTTCGGACTTACCTCTGGATCATCGGTGGGTTCTCTCTATATCGCAGAGGGGCCTTCCTATCCCACGATAACAGTATTTGGGCAGACGGCCACTGCGACGATTGTTGGAGGGAATCCGGGCTTTTTTGCGACCATTTTGCCTGGATACTATTATCAGATGACGGCTAATGGCGCAGTCTATGGCATTGAGAAATGGATCGAGATTACGGGCTGCGGTGGTGGAAGCAGTAGCGGGGTCTCATCCTTCAACACACGGACAGGGGCAGTGACCCTATCCAATGCGGATGTTGCCAGCGTAGGCACCCTCCCGAATGGCATCAATAACTGCCCACTCCAAAATTCATCGAATCTGTGTCTCACGATCAGCAGCTCCGACCAGTCAGCCACCATCAATTCAGACATCTCCACTATTGCGGGACTGACAATCCCGCAAGGGGCTATCGGGTTCCCAGACAATGCAGGCGCGGTGACTACCTATAACCTCAATGGATCGCTGCAAGACCCCTCCGGCGCGAATGCTGTTATTGTGATGCCCAAACTGCCCAACTATACGGGGCAGCCTGCAAAGATCACTTTGCGCGGATATACCGACCCTCCGGGTATTCAGACCTCAACACCAGCTGGCGCGGTTCTTGCGACCACCCTCAATACGGCTGGGGCGAACCTGATTGGAGGATACGATTCGGCAACTGGAGGCGGCTATCCAAACTTCACCAACGTTGATCTGGACATCTCTAACCTGACCATTCTTGCACCCGCCAATCCGTGCGCGACAATGGTCAATGCTTTCAATGTTCTCACGGCTGAGATCACCCATGTCAGCGTCTACACCACTACGGAAGCCCTTCCATCCTGCACTACCGGCACGGGGATTGTCTTTCCCGCGACCGACAACAATGTCCGACTTGTTGGGGATGATATTGCGGTGGCTGGGTTCTATAACGGGGTGGTCTTTGGGGAGCATCAACATGCAGGCGCGATATATGAGGCCAACAATGTCAATGGATTTGTGTTCGATTCCCAAAATGATTCCTCGAACACAGTGCAGGCAGACTATCTGTGGTGTCAGGGATGCACAAATTTCATAGTAGGAGAAGGCAGTTGGCCCACTTGGATTAGAGTGACGGTTGGAGATTCGGAAGGCACGACTGGCTATGACTGCTACGACCCCGGCAATGTCCTCTACGGGGACGCATACATTCATCACTCGTATGGAGGTGTGACTGTTCCAACTCGGAGCGGGTGCGCCAACCTTCGCCTTTGGTCGATTGATACCGGGATTTGCTATGGCGCAACCTGCCCCGCAACTGGCACCGTCACTCACACCGCTGGCGCACTGACGTTGAACCAACTCATGCTCGGCAATGGAGCAGCGGACTCAAAGGTCGATCCTGACGCGGGAACAGATGGAGCCGGGAACGGGAGTATGGTGAGCTTGACTACGACTGGCCCATGCCCTCTGGGTGGCAGTGGGGGATGCGAAGGATATGCGCAAGCTACCTTCCCGTCGGCAGGAACCTCCGGCAATAACTGGCTCGCGGGCGATGCATCAGGCCTTGGGCAGGCTATTGGGACGGGCACATTCAGCCATTTCTGCACAGCGGCGAATTACTCCTCGGTCTGCCCCCCTGGTTCCACCGTAACGCTTCAGGTCAACAGCGTAAACAACACCAGTCAGACGACGCTGAACGACGAGACCTCGACAACAAATATCACGGGCCTCACTATCACCCCATCGAATCCCTCCGGTGGAATCGTCAAGCAAGAGATCACGGGGACTGTAAATCTCGGCAACATGTCGCAGCTCTTCGTGGATAATCCGCAGACCTCGACCTACAACGCGGTCACGGGCGACATGCTCGGTTGCAAGACCATCACCGTGTCATCGGGTACGTTCACCATCAACCTGCTTTCGACCGTGCCTCTCTCCGGTCAGTGCCTCCAGGTCATCAACTACGGCGCTGGCACGATCACGGTGAGTCCGAACGGCCATAACCTGAACGGTTCTTCGTCGAGCGCGACGATCCCGCCCGGCTCGGCTTCGGCGGCGACGGGCGGCTACTTCCACAGCGACGGCGCGGCCTATGAAGGCGTGTGGAGCGGCAACCTTGCGGGCACCTACTGCGCGCTGGCCGGATGCACGATGACCGGCTCGATCCAAATGGCGAGCGGACAGCTCTATCAGTGGAACGGAGACACGGGCCTCTCGCGGACGGGAGCCGGAACAGTTGCTTTGGGCAATGGGACAGCGGGCAGTGCCAACGGAACATTTGCTGCGGCAAACTTCAACGCGGGCACGGAGTTTGAGGCGCTAGCGCAAGGTACGGCTACCTCTGGTGCCAACTTCGGTTCCGGGGAAATGGAGTTCTTTGCAAGCTATTGGAATGGCTCTGCCGCAGCGGTGGACACGTGGACTTGCGCGACATCGCTGGCAACCGGGTCCAACCCAGCCAGCACGCTAGCCTGCAACTGGGGGGGCGGCGATGCGTCGGGTACCTTCCAAGTCCCAGCGTTGCAGGTTGGAACCATCACATCCTCGACTTTAGCGGGCACTTCCGGCATCTGCGCATCGGGAGCTAGTAACGCCTTAGCGCAGACCGGATGCATCTTTAAGAACGCATCTGCAACGGCGTCCGCTACCCCTGGAACTGGGGTGACCTCCGTAACATGTGCGACGGCAACCTGCACCAACACGCGGGGAACCTACACCGTCGTGGGTGGGACGGCCACCACGGGAACGATCTTCTCGCTGTCATGGACAGCTACGGCGACGGCCTATGTCTGCACTGCGACGATGAACGGCGGAACGGGCTTCTTGGGAATTGGGAACTCGTTGGCCACCACCACAGGCATGAACATCACAGCCGGAGTAACGGTATTGGGCCTGACCTTCAACGTGAACTACAGTTGCCAACCATAAGCTACACGCTGGTGAACTAAGGAGCGCACTATGAATCTAAAACGATGGAGAAAACTGCTTTATCTGCTTCTCATCCCTGCGGCTCTGGCGGCGCAGATAAACGTAAACTCAACCTACCTCTCTTCGCCTCTGACGGCGACGAGCCAGACCAGTGCGCCGATCAACCTGTCTAATCGCAGTTGGAGCGCGGGTACGATTCAACTTACCGGAGTTAGCCTTACTACGGCAACCTTCGGAGTGTTGGGAAGTTCTGACCCAGCCTGCGGTTCAACTACTTTCCAACCCATCGCCATCAACCTGTTCTCGACACCGGGAACAGTGGCGACGACGATGACCGCAACCGCGACTGCGCTCTATCAGGTCAATCTCGCGGGACTTTACTGTATCGAGTACCAAACATCGGGCACCTTCACTGCAACCAGCATCACCCTGCTCCTCACTGCTTCGCCCAATGCCATCGTTGGGCGGAGTGGTGGGAGCAGCGGCTCAGCCGTGACCGCAGTTTCAAACAGTGACGGCACACTGGCGATCTCCCCTACCACTGGCGTGGTGGTGGCATCCCTGGCGCTGGGCCATGCAAACACCTGGACTGCCACCCAGACCTTTGCCACCATCTCCCCAACAACCATAACCAGCGCCGCACTGTCCGGCACGTTCACGGGCGCTCCGATCTTTAGCGGCAACGTCTCATTTACAGGCACACCGACCTTCTCGAATCCCTTGGCGCTGGGATCATCGACTTCTACCACGCAGACCCTCTGCGACAACTCGACCAAACTGGCGACTACGGCCTATGCGGGAATTGTCTGCAATCTGGTGGAGACGACCGGCTCACCATTGAGCGTGATAGCGACCTCAACATTATTTTGGAACAACAGTAGCGGAGCCTATGTCTTCGATTTGCCAACTCCCACATCAGGTCTGCAATTCTGCTTCGGCAACTATAAGACTGTTGCCCATGCAATATCAGCCGTGCCCCCATCTGGCGTGACCATCTACTACAAGGGCATCGCGGGAACGGCTGGCTCATCGACAGGGATTGTTTCCAGCGGTTTGGCTGGCGACTTCTTTTGCGTGGTCGGGACGGATTCGACCACCTATGAAGTGACGGGTGCTGGGCAGGGAACGCTCACGAATAACTAGGAGATGACTGATGAGACTACAACACCTATTGATCTGCACGGCTTTACTTGCCACCTCCTGCACGGAAGTCGCGGTTGGGCCAGCGCAGATCAGCGTGGGCATTCTGAGTTCAGGCGGGAGTGCCACCAACTCATGTACTGGTATCGATGCACTGTTTACCGCCGAATATGCCAGCACAGGCTCACCCATCGGCTCTGTGACCACGATTCCCGATGCCACCGGCAATGGAAACACTGCCACGGTCGTCTCCGGCGCGCTGACTGTGAGTACGGTTACTCCGACGCCGAACGGCACGCAGACGTTTGCCCCAGTCGCAGCCTTGGCCACATTCACCGGATTGCCAACACCGACCTCATTCACGATTGTTGCCGTCTATCGACTTACTGCGACCGGGGGCGGTCAGACTATCCTTGGCTCGAATAATGTGGCAGGAGGGCCTATATATTATGCCTCAGAGTCATCGTATTCTGGGCACCCCCAAGGACTTACTAAGCAATTCGTGACTGACGTAGCCGAAGGAACAGCGGCATCGACAACCAATTGGGTAGAGACAGCCGTTAGCTCGGTGGCCGGGTCATCGGTGCAATTTTATATTGACGGCGCGGTCGATACGTTACAGCCCCACAGCATCTCGACCACCTACTCGAACGGCTTCGGTGCTTTGTTTTCCTCCGCCTCTGGAGGCTCGGAGCAGATATACGCGGTACTGGCCGAGATTGATTTTGTGAGTGCGTCGTCCGGGTCGGCTGGATCGCTCAGCGGATCGCAAATTTCCGCGATCCACGCTTGCCATGTGTCGAGATATGGAGCGGTCTAGCATGAAGCGTCTTGTCTATCTCGCCCTGCTCTGCGCCTTCCCTATAGCGGCCCAGACCACGAACATTGCCATTCCTGCTGCCTCTGGAGGCGGCATCAAGACGACGCTCAACGAGCGGATGGGTGTCAACCTCGACGATGCCTCCGATTATGGGCCGGGCCAGACACTCACCAACCTGATTGCATCGCCACCTGCGTCTTTCCCACTCCAGATTTGGAACCAAGCCTCCTTTTGCGCGTCCAGCGGGGCCACTACAACTGCGTGGCAGGATAATAACCCGTCCTCCCCGCAGCGGGCGAACTTTTGGGCTGGAGCGACCTTTCAGGTGGTCTCCGGGGCAGACATCAATGCGACGGGCACGATCACTTCGAGTACAGCTGCGAATGGCTCGACGACCGGGCAGGTCTTCACACTCTCGCCTGCGCTGGGTTCGCCGTGTTCCAGCAACGATACGATGATTCTGCGCTGCCGCTCTGCCTCAACTACGGGCTGCGCCAGTGGACTGACACCCGACAGCGCAGGCGGATATAGTGGGATTACAGGCACAGGATCTTGGTCTGCCGCTTTGGAAAGCACAGACCTTTCCCCATCGTCGTCTGCTCCCCAGGCTTTGGAGTTGGTCGCACCCGGCTCCGCCACGGCACTCAACGATTTTGCTTTCGACCAAAGTCTGTCCTCAGTCTACGGCGGTGGTGTGTGGCTCAATCTGAATGGGAACTACGCGCTGACCTTCCGCGCCAAAGCAACTTCAGGAACTCCGACGTTCTCCTATGAGGTGTTCCGCAATGGAGGGACATCGACGGTCTTTCTCAATGGAAGCGTGACCCCCACGGTGAACACTACGCCGGGAGCGGGCTGGACGAATTATTCCTTCCCCTTTACTGCCAGCGAGACCGGCGCGCAGAACACGGAAGCTGACATCCGAATCACTGCAACTGGAGGGACGGTGCTGACACAGGACTGGGCCGTGACTGAGTCTACCTCTGGGGGCAACCCGACTATCTTCCGCAACACGGTCTATCAATATCTGCTTGCCCACAAACCCGGAACCCTCCGCTTTATGACAGGCAGCGGATGGGGCTGCACCCTCGACGCCATGATTACCAGCTACAGCGGGCGGCCCAGGTGCGGCTATAGTTCGTATGCCAATGTTGGCTATATAGTTACATACGGTTTGAACGACTTCTTGCTTCTGGCGGCTTCCGTGGGAGCAGACCCGTGGTGGACATTCAGCGCTTACTCACCCACGACGGATATGGCGAACATGGCCGCGTATTTCAACGCACCCTGCTCAAGCGGGAACAGCTACGCTACGATCCGCTGCAACTTCCTCGCGACTGCGGCAGGAGGCATCTATGCTGGGATGACATGGCCGCAGGTCTTTACAGCGGCAGGGCACGGCCAAATCTATTTGGAGATGGGCAACGAGATTTGGAACTCGCCCAACGGTGAAAACCTGTATGTCAACAATGGGCAAAATTATGGGTTGCTGCTGGGGGCCAATGTCGCGGCCTTCAAAGCATCTCCCTACTACATAAGCTCCATGCACATCGTAGGTTCTGGTTTTGTCGGGGCCAACACCGGGAACTGGAACAACAATGTTCTAACGGCGGCCCAAACGATAACCAATGGCTTGCCGGACTTCATCGATGCCGCGCCTTACCAGTACACCTTTATGACGGACGTTAGCACCAATCAAAACGTCTTCGGCCCAATGTTCGCGGAGCCAGTAAATTTTAGCACCCTCACAACCGGCCCAGTCTACCAAGACCAGCATTTTGCGTACACAAACTTTGGAGTGAACAGCGCGCATTACGAAGAGAACATGAACACCACATACGGTTTGACTGGCGTCACGCAGGCGGAGCTATCTGACAATATAGCTGGGGTGGGCGCGGGACTGGCGATGACCGAAAATATGCTGCTGGCCGCGAGGGATGCGGGAATCAAAGTCCAGAATGCTTTTACTTTACCGAGTGTGGGCATATATCCCTATGTCTATAGTTGCTTGTATGCCTGCTCCAATTCGCAGGATAGTTCGGTGTACTCGCCAGTCTGGGGTGTAAGCAAATACATGTCGGGGCCAGGGTCATCGGGAATCATCGACAGGCCGACAGGAATTGCCCTCGGACTCGTCAACAACGCCATTGGCAACAAACTCTATGTGTTGAACACCGTCCAGACTGGAACGCCGACCTACAATATGCCGGGGGGCCAGCCCAATCCGGGGGGCAGTCAGACCTTCACCGGAACCACAACGATGGGATCGAACGTCATCACCAGTGTGGTGCCTCCAGGCCCTCCGGCCTGCGGTGGGTATTGTCTTGGCGAAATCAACAATTCGATCACTGGCCCCGGCATTCCATCCGGCACCCTGAATACGGCTTACAACTCAGGGGCGAATACCCTGACCCTGAGTCAGAATGCGACATCCAGCGGGAGCAATACGTTCTACGAGACGATCTACTCGATCGCTCCCAATACATCAGTGCCGGAGGTGCAGGCGTTCGGGTTCGGGGACGGCGCGGGGAATTATTCGGTCATCGCCTACAACTTTGACCTGACCAACAGCCATGCCATTACATTCTCCGGCAGCGGTGCCCCGACTGGAACATGCACGAAGACGGTATTCACCAGCACGAACATTACGGACAATAACGAGGGCGTTTACCTTGACGGGACGCCGGTGGTCAGCTCCCCATCTTCGACCAGCTACAACTGCGGGTCGGGGGGAGACACGCTGGCCCCGTATTCGATGGTGACGTACACCTACACCGTAGGGACCGGCGCGCAGACGTGGTACATCCGGCAGGACGGTGCAGGACGGTACGATGCTGCGCGGGTCGCGGCAGGGTTTACCGGCTCGGCAATCGGCTGTGACGGTCTGGGCGATGTTGCCTACCCCGGCAGTGGAACGAATCAACATTGCGCCTTTGGCGACTTCCGCTTCCTCTACGACGACCAGACCTATGGAAACCGTGCGTGGGTCGCCGCAGGAGGAGATAAGGTGGTTGTCCGTGGGTGCGCGGCCATCACCGGCAACTCCACCACTGCGGCAAAGCCTGCTGGCCCTTGCCGGATTGGATTTGATTTCCAAGGGCCATGCTCTGGGGCCGGATGCGGGGCTGGGTATACATGGTGCTATGGAGGGGGAGGGGCATCCGGATGTGGCATTCCTGCGCCTCCAGCAGGCACGTCAGGACAGCCCACAGTCATCGAAGGCGGCTGTTACCCCTCGTGCTCGACGGGAACGCCAAATACGACGACCCTGCGCCCGAACCAATCAGTGCTGGCGGAACTCTTTGGAGACTTCTCCGTCAATACGGTTTTTGACCTCAGCGCAACGCAGTATGTCCTCTTGGACGGTCTTTACCTCAACACCCATGCGACCTGCATTATCCACATCAGCCCATCGGTTGCGCCCTGCTCTAGCTCGGCCCCATTCTCCAGCTATGCGAATGAGGGTGTCCGCCGTGACCCGACGACCTCGAATATCACATTGACCGATCTTCTGATCTCAGGGATGGAGGACTCTTGCCTCTATGGGCCGATGGATGGCGTTGAGACGCTCAACGATGTGGAGTGCGCCTACAACGGATACACCGGGGACAACTACGACGATGGAACCCACTCCCAATCCGGGGGAACCGTCACGCGTACCAACTTCACCTCCATCTGGAACGGATGTGAACAGTACTACGGCTCATCCTATGCGATCCCAATCTCTTACTGTGCAGATGACTCATCGAGCGGCAATGGCGACGGCACAGCGACTCCGGGCGTGTCCAGTGATACCTTCGTGAACCGCTACGAGACGATGGCCTACAACACGCAGGATGGAGACGATGTGGGGCATAATCAAGCTCCCGGCTCGGCTGCATGGTACAACTCCACCTCCTACGGCAACGAGGGAGGTTCATTCAAGAGCGGCGGCGAATCTGCGATTCTCGTCAACTCGCTTTCGGTCACGAACTGCCGCAGGATGCTGGCGGCAATCACGGGCGCACCGAGCACCTTCAACACCTACCTGAGCGACGCTTGCCGGGCCGGGGGGGATGGGGTTGGGTTCAACTTCCTCGGCGGTGGATCGGGCGAAACGATCCAGATTTACAACGACTCCATCGTAAGCTATGGCGGCACGATGATTGACGTGCAGATACAAGGCGGAGGGAGCTGCACAGGCTGTGTGATGAGCTTCCAGAACAATGCCATCATGGGGTATACCAACCCCAACTACAACTCCGGCGCGCAGCCGACGATGTGGAACACGGTCTTTCCGACAACCCCGACCTACAACGACTATTACAATCTCAGTTCATGCCCAGCATCGGGCACTGGCGAGGTCTGCACAAGCCCTCTCTGGGTAGGGCAACCGGCCACACCAACGACAGATTCAGGGCTGGACAATTTCGACTTCTACCCCACCAATCCGGGTAGCCCCCTGATTCATGGCGGCGGAGGTGGCGGACTGACGCCGGTCGCGGACTACTTCGGGGTAGCGACCACCAGCCCTCCGGTCATTGGGGCGGTGAATGCAATGGCGGCAGCGGGATACAGCACGATCACCTCTGGGCATGTAAACAAATCGGGCCACACCATAACGCAGTAGTAGAATATGGGCGGCTGGACAGTAATAGTCCACCCTTCGGGGGCCGCGAGAAGCATCTTAGGAGGGAGCATGAGGTGGGAGACTGGGACGTTGAGCGACTCGCCAGACTGGAGTTTGACTTGGAAGCCCTAAAGCAGCAACTGCTTGGTTCCCCCGGCACTCCCGGCCTCATCCCTGAGATGCGGACTTTCATGCAGAACAAGGTGGTGGCCGACGCCATCATTGCGGATCGCGTGGTACAGGCTGCGGGAGCTACCCAGACCCGCGACAAGAATCTCAAGAAGTTCATCGCTATCGGCGGTCTGCTTTTGGCCGTGGTGGATAGATGGGAAGCTATCTGGAATCTCGTGAAAGTGGTGTTTGGACACTGATGACCGACCCTCAACTTCTCATCGCCGGAATACTCCTCATCGGCAGCATGACCGTAGTGGCCATCATTGAGCACTATGCGGGGAATAAATGAGCTTTACCTATCAGCAATCGACCGGAATCCTAACCCACGACGGAGCCGAGGTTGAAGTTGGCTATTCTGGCAACGGCCAGTGGATGAATGACCCGGCGAGCCAGGGCATCAAAGATCACGGCCCCATCCCACAGGGTGTCTATACCATCGGCGAGCCAGAGCAAGACCCTGTGACCGGCCCGGTAAGTATGCGGTTGCAACCGGCAGCGGGGAACGAAATGTTCGGGCGTGGGGACTTCCTGATCCACGGGGACAACGCTCTAATGGATCATACGGCGAGTGATGGCTGCATCATCCTGCCCCACCCCGCACGATTGACGGTCGCAGCAGCAGTTTTGGGTGGAGACAATCAGCTAACGGTGGTATCCTCGTAGCCATGCACGATTGGAAGAGTACAGCTTCGGCAGTCCTAACCGGGATGATCGGGACGTGTACCACTGTCACGGCTTTTCTGGCCCCCTACCTAATGACTGCCCCGCACGGGGTAGCAGCCAGACTCAGCCTTGTGTCTGCGGGCTGCACACTTCTCGCTCTCATCCTCAAAGTCTGGGTTGGTGTCATCACAAAGAACGCCGATGCTGGAGCAGTCGCCGCAGCCATCAACAATGCGGCTCAGGCTGGCCCCGGGGCTATGACCTATATTGCTTCCGATCTCACCGCTCCCCCCATCACGAAAGGCTAATCACATGAAACTTGCCCGCCTCTCCATCTTCCTCGCGCTTCCACTGATGCTCTGCGGATGCGCCAACTTTGAATTGGATACGTTCAAGACCCTCGCGGCGTCGGATGCTGTTATCAATCAGGCCCAGAAGGACTACACCTCCGGCACGATCAAGCAGACGACATGCACCTACACGCTCATCAATGACGCCAAGGCGGGCCAGACGGCAGCGGTGACAGCCTTGGAGGTGTATGCCACTGAGAAGCTGGCCGGAGACGATCTGACGGCCCAGACTGCGGCTTTGACGGGAGACATTGCCACCGTTGCCGCAACCGTTATTGAGGTCAAGGCTCTCTACTCCAACCCCACCGGCTGCAAGATTTAGGAGATTCCCATGACAGCATTGCAGGTAACAGAAGACATTGCAGCAGTACAGGCGTCGGGGGATGCGATTCTTGCCTCCATCGAAGGAGCAGACCCCGCAGTCGCTCTACCGGCTGAGGCGGCTGCAACCGTGCTGAATCTGACCGCAAGTCTTGTGACAGCGGCGATCACAGCGTTTCAGAACGCCAGCGACACTCCTATCACAGCGGAGAGTATCGCGGCCCTGATGCCCGACGCTACCCCCCTACCAGCTCCGCCGTCGGGCACCTAATCCTAATCTAGGAGGACGCGGCCACCTAGAGCGCACGGCCCCAGCTTCTACGGCTGGGGCTTAGTGCGTTTGTGCTTGCTTCTCGGTATGGGGGAGAGGAAGGGCGTCAGGGCTTCATAAACGTCATCCAATGCGTCTTCGCTGAGTGGGTGGTAGTGTGTCCGAACAGTGGCTTCACTTGAGTAAGCGATAGAACCACAGCGATCTTTACCTGCGTCTCGTTCCATTTGAAGATGAGGACTCCATTGGCGGCGAGAACTCGAAAGCATTCTGAGAATCCGGCCGCCATAACTTCTCTCCACTTTTGCGGGAGCCTTCCATACTTCAGTCCTTGCCATCCCTTTGGGCCTACATTGTAAAGGTGTGGAGGGTCGAACACTACGAGGTGGAACTTCTCGTCGGGGAATGGGAGTGCGGTGAAGTCCAGAATCAAATCTGGCTGGATAACGAGACTCCTGCCATCGCAGAGTATATGCGATTCACGCCGAATGTCCCCAAACACAGCTTCAGGGTTGCCCTTGTCGAACCAGAACATACGCGAACCGCAACATGGATCAAGCACTCTCGCTTCCATCATCCCCTCCAGGGCATCAGGCTTCCGCTCTAGCTCTGTTCTTCGTAGGAATACCCGCATCCAACGCACGTAAACTCCACATACTCGCCCGGATTGTATTGGGAAGCATACCGGGAGTCGATGCCATTACGAGCCTTCCACTCGCGTTCGCTACACCGTGGGCATGGACGGCCTTGATGTGTACGTCCTCCCCTCTGTCGATTCGCTTCGTAAACACTGTCTGCAACAGTCATCATGGTTGACCCCTTATGCGACAACTCCGTCACCGGTTGGCATCAGGCTTCCTTAGATTAGCGATCTCAGTTACGCATCGTGTCTTGCAAGGCTTGCTCCAGATTGGCGATCTGGGCACGAGCAGCGGATAGCTGGGCATTTAGCGCGGTAAATTCGCACTGAAGTGTGATGATTGCGTCCGGTTCCTGTCCACACATCAGCACTATGCCGCGAGTACAGCAATCGAGCACTGCCTGCTGACGTTGGGCTAGAGGGAACCCATCCTGCGATTCAGGGACAGCGGCTTGACGCGCGGTAACTTCGGCAAGACGCTTCCTAGCCCACATAAAATCTTCCTCGGTTGGAGTTCCTGTCCACGCGAGCAAAGCCTGCCAAGGAATATCTTCACCGGGACTCGCGATTGTGAAAAGCGTGGCGATGTGATTGAGCCACGCTTGCTCCGATCTTCCCGAAAGCGTTGTCTGTGGCTGGTCGCGCTCAAGGGAATCGAGCGCATGATTTTGTGGCAGCATCGGCTCAAGGCAAGAACATCTTGGTTCGTTCATCATCCCCTCCAGGGCATCACCTTTCTGGCGAACTTGCCTTTGACTCGATAGACGGTGATCCGACTCCGCTTGCACCATGCCTTATTCCGGCATTTGTCGGAGCAGTATTCCTGATCGCTCCGGCCTTGAGTAAAATCCTTCCTACACTGTGGACAAGAAATCCTCATTCCCGCCACTCTACACGTCCTAGAAGGCGTTGTCAACGGCTATTTGGTATAGGTGGGCATTCCTTTCGTTTCTTCCCCATCCGCACCCGTACAGGGTGAGGTTTTGAGCGCCAGGAATAGCTGCCTGTCGTATAGGACGTGCAGCGACTTCCTGCCGGGGCATAGCAAGCCGGACAGGGCACGCTCATCCACTTCGGTGGCTTCACTTTGTATGGGCCGCGTATCATCCCAGTCCTTTCGTTAGCCGGAGATAAGCCTGCTCCCATGCACTATTTATCGAACTCACCCATGCACATATTCTTCGGCCTCCCTCAACCTTATGCGGGCCTGACCAGATGGCATATTGATCACAGTGAGCGTACACCCCAAAGACCACTACTGGAATTGCGAGCGGAAACTGCTCCATCACAAATTCTTTATGCGTCATCCCTTCCCCCTTGCTTCGTACTTGGCCCGCATCGCTTCCAGTTGCTCAGGTGGTACGTCTGACCAGTCTTTATTGACGGAGACCTGCTGAGGCCGCTTTGCCTGTTCCTTCGCAGCGCGGGCCATCCAGCCATTCAGGAAGCGAGGCATACCGCGATGGGTCTTGCGGCGCGTCTTGTTTGCGTAGAGCCAAGCGTCGGCCTCCCCACACTGTTGAATGACGAACGCTGCTCCGTAGACCGCGCAGAGCTTGCCCCATAGCAGTCCTGAAGGAGTCCACGCCAATCCGCTCTTCGTGGGGCCTATGGATGGCTTGTGGTAGGAGGTAGGAGGGAGCATCACGCCTCCGCCAACACTTTCATGTCAGCCAAGGCATCCGCATTGTTATCGAAGAACCGGCAGGGATTGATTTTGAATCCTGGCGCACTGGCGTCATAAATCTTCATCGCCGCCAAATTCCATCCGAAGCGCTGCTCTAGCTCCTTCCCTTCCTTCCCCGCGAGTGTGATAACCCATCCGGCCCGGCAATGAGTATTGGCGCAGGTGTGAACGCTCTCCATTGCCAGTGAGCCGGGATGCGAAGCCTTGGCGTATACGACCTTGTGAATGTCGGGGATGATTGGGACGACGATTGGCTTGGTTTCGCCGCCATCGCCTTTTTTGCTGGAGCAGCCGGAGCAGCGGGAGCAGTCGGAGCAGCGGGAGCAGTCGGAGCAGTGGGAGCAGCGGGAGCAGTCGGAGCAGCGGGAGCAGCCGTAGCAGCCGTAGCAGTCGGAGCAGCGGGAGCAGTCGGAGCAGCCGTAGCAGCGGGAGCAGTCGGAGCAGCGGGAGCAGCGGGAGCAGCGGGAGCAGTCGTAGCAGCCGGAGCAGTCGTAGCAGTCGGAGCAGCGGGAGCAGTCGGTTAGAGTTTCGAGGGATTTCTTAGCGGCTTCTTTTGAACCCCACCGCTCGATAGATGCGCGATTGCCATTCTTACCTTCAATCCAAGTCATTTGATTCCT